AATCTTGATGCCAGAGGTCTTGATGGGCTTGTAGTCGTTGCTGTGGTTGTTGCCCACCGAAACGTTTGTTTCCGCCAAGTACTTCTTGTTGTCCGTCGGGGCAAGAACCGCTTGGGTCGCGGCTGGTTTTGGCTGGTTGTATGTTGGCATTTGAAGCTCCTTACGTTACTGAGATTGTCACTTGGCCGACTGCCATAGTCAACACCAAATCATTCGGTGTCAGAGGGTCGTCGAAGAACCTAGAACCACCCACGGGGTTCCATCCCCATTGGATGTCTCGGCTGCCGCCCGTCGTGAAGCCTTGCGTGTTTACACCGGCCTCAACATAGGTTGTGTCCCGGCGTGGGTTTCTCACGGCCTGCGGATCGTCCACTGGGTACATGCCCAACTGAAGCTGCGGCTGGTCAGGATCAAAACAGTCCGGGCACACCAAGGTGTTGAACGTCTTCGTCTTGACGATCTCTTTGCGAAGGTTCGTCAGCTTGAATTGGAAGCCACAGCGATCGCACATGGCGATGCTGTTCTTGGCTGAAGCAAACCGGTTGCCCATTATGCAGCCTCCATCCGGTTACCCTTGCGCAAATTTTCTACCCACGGGATAACTTGAAGGTTTGCCGGGACATGAAGGCCAGACACCGTTTTACCCCTGAGTGGAAAAATATGATCTACGTGCCAAGCAAAACCAAAAACTTTGGTCCGTTTTGCGGCAATTTCATGCGCTTGCTGCATTACCCAGAAGTCATCTTCCTCCAGCCAAGCAGGTGTGCGCTGCAACATATCTGCTTTGCGTTGCATGGTAAATGCGTTCACGATACCTTTGTTTGCCATGCGCCATTCTTTTTGACGCAACAGCTCTTGTTCCCGATTGCGGTAGTAGTGCGCCCGCGTATTTTTTCGGGAAGCTTCTGGATTTTCCAAACGGCGGGCACGGTCCATCATGGTCACGCGCTCCCGATTATTTTCTTTCCAAGTGCGCGAGTTTTGAGCTCTTTTCTCTGGATTGGCAGCTCTGTAAACAGCGCCTTGAACCCTCATGTACGCCAGAATTTTTTCTTTATTCTGCTCATACAGCTCTCTCTTGCGATCAGACACGCACTGGCAGCATGCTCCCGCAACGTATCGTTCAGCAATGTGCCCACGACGACAGGCAAGCCCAGTAAAGTACTTTGGCAATCCCTGAGCCTGAGCATCTTTGCGGCTGATCTGGTTCATGTTCCAGACCCCAAATATTGTCGCCTTGGCACCAGTCGAATTGCCGCCTTTTCACGGTCCTCCTCAGAGGCCAGCGCCCAAGCTTCATCGTACTGTTGCTTGAGAATGCCCAAGCGTTCTCCGCCACTGGGTATCTTCAGGGCCAAGTGGTAAGCCAATCCAGCCACCATGCAGGGCAAGAAACGGAAGGGCATGTCCATCGTGTCCACACCGTCCCCGGCATTCTGAATACGGCGCAGGCGGTAGTACACGAGGGTGTAGGTCTGGGTGTCGTCTGGAACAGGCCACACGGTAAAGCGTGGAGTGTTTAAACGCTCAATGAAAATTTGGATGGGACGAGCCTGTTGCAGCTTGTTCGGGATCGTCGCGTAGGTCGAGACGCTGATCCGGGTGATGGTCAGGTCAGCCTGAGTCGAAACGTTGCCAGCACCGGTGCGGATGACGTGCTCGAGCAGGTCCACGGTGTCGGTTGGCAGCGTAGGTGAACATATTCAAACCCCTATTTGCCCAATCTGCAAACATAAGGTTTAAAGAGCGACGGGCTGTGCGCAGGTCGTAGCCGGTGCGCAACTCACCACCAACACGCTCGAACGCCTCCTCGACGACTTCTGCAAGGTCGAGGTTGAAGTTTGCAACGCCTGAAGTAGCCATTATCTAAACCCTGCTGTTTTCTTTGCGATGGCCTTGGGCTGGGCAACAAACTGCTTTCCAGCCTTCTTGCCAGCGCGTTTGGCTTTGGTGGTGGCGGCGTATTCGGCCGGCGACAGTGATTTTATGGCAGCTTTTGGCAGATACCGCTCACCCGTCTTTGAAGACGGCTTGCCAGACTTGGTGGTCCATTTCTGGTCACCCCAGTCCTTGAGCGATTTCTGCGGTGCTTTCATTTTAATCCCTGTAAGAGCCACCAGCGGCTTTGTACTTCTTGGCAACCAGCTGAGCCTTGCGGGCTGACCACTGACCTGCGCCAGTGCCGTGCGTTGCTGCAGCCTTCACCTGAGCCACAATCCGCTTGCGCAGATCGGGCTTGGTGTAGTTACCAGCGGAATTTACCTTGCCGCCCTCTTTGTATTGGGTGAAGTCGTCGCTGTCCCGGCGAGCCTTACGCTTGCCTTTGGGCATTTTGCTGGGGGAGATGTCTCCCATACCGCGACTGGCCATCATGTCAGTACACCCTGCCGCGAGTCTTGCCGCGCTGAGCAATGCCGTCTGCACGCTTGGAGGCAGAGGAGACAGAGCCACCCTTGGCCATGCCAAAGAACTCTTTTATTGCCTTGCCTCGTGCAGCAGAGCGCTGGCCGGGAGACATCTTGTTTTCCTGTTCCTTTTTATAGCGGTATGCAACAGCACCGGGTTGCTCGCTAAGCGCCTTACGCTCGGCTGCTTCTTTTGCTGGACGAGCCTTTTTCTCATCTTCTTCCGCCTTACGTTTTGCAGCGCGGGCAGCATCACGCTTCTTTTCAGCCTCTTCACGCTGGCGCAACGTGGAAGGGTTTATTGGCAGTGCAGTGCCCGGACGCTTTTCTGGTGCTGCTGGAGCTGGAGTGTTACGACCTTCATTGCGGTAGGGGCCGCCCATCGTCTGCTTGGGCACGCTTCCAGCCGGGGTTACACGAGATCGGCTTACTGGAGCTGCTGGCGCAGTAGAAGGCTTGGTCTTCACTGGTGCCTTGCTAACACTGGGGCCGGAAGAACTTTGACCGGGACGGGTAGGCATGCGCTTGGGTGCGCTTGCAGCGGCTTCCATACGGCGATCGCGCTCATCTACATCACCATCAGAAAATTTTGGTGCTGCCTTTTGCTCTGCCATTTGCTGAGGATCACGAAGGCTCGAGGTTCCTGCTGCCGGTCCTGCTGCCGCTGGCGCTGCTGCCGGCGCTGCTTCTTTCCCTCGCCCTGTTGCGCGGTTGAAAAACGACTTGAGCATTTCTGCATTTTTTGCACGGCCACGGGCGGTAATCTCGTCTTCATCAGGGAAAGAACCCGTCATGATGGGATTGCCGCTGCCGTCAAGAACAGGATTACCATCTCTGTCCACCAAGCCGCCGGGTTGATATTTCTTAACTGATTTCTTCATGATTTACTCCTTACCGCATTTTGCAGTTTGTCTTACCGCGCTGGGCAATACCGTCGATTGAACCACCCTTGCGGAACGACGCTTTGTCCTTACCCGTAAGTATCAAATCGTCTTTTTTGAATTTTGTCAGCTTATCAGGGGTGCGTCGCTTAAATTCAGAAAGCTCTTTTTTCGACTCATTACGCGCAGCTTCAGACTGTTTTGCCGATAGTCCTTTTGGCTTTAGTATTTTCGGTGCTTGCTTTTTCAAAGATGCGGAACCGCCGTCGATGTCCTGTGGAGGTTCACCCATATCGGCGGTGTAGATACCGCCGTCACGGAAGCTATTAACGTTACCGCCTTTTGCAAGTTTCTTGCCGCGCCTTGCTTCTCGGGTGTACTCGTAGTCGCTTTCTTTGCCGGCTTGCTGAACACGACGGATTGCGTCTTCGTCAACCTTGCCCATGCGGCGTGAAATTTCTTTTGAGTCGGGATCGTCTTTTTTCTTGTACGTTTCATAGGAAGTGCGCATGCCTTCCTTGTCAAGATCAAAAACGGTCTTTGCACCTCGAGCCTTATCAGCGGTAGTAACCTTGCGCCGATCCATGACGACCGCACCACTTTTGGTTACGGGCACATAACCCTCATAGCGTGATTGTTTGGTAGCCATGGAGCACTCCTTAGCAGGTCTTGCCGCCGCGAGCCATCGTCTTCATGACGGGCTTTTTGGCTTTGGTGAGACCTCGCTCAGCAATGCCATCAGGACGCGAGTTGGTCTTGACCTTGCCCATTTTGGATGGAGCAACCGAGCCGCCCATCTTCAAGCCTTTGTGAGCCTTGGATGCGGGCATGGACTTGTGCTTTTCCAGCTCGCTGATGACACGCTTTTTTTCTGCGGTCAGGTTGCGTTTGCCTTTGGCGGTAGACGCTTTTTCTGCGTTTACACGGCCGAGTTCTTCCAAACGGTTCATACGTGAAGTGTTTGCCATAGTGTCACCACCTTTTGAGGTTTTGCGGTTCTTGTCCGCAGTTGAAAAATCTTTGCCCACGGACTGTGGGACGCCTACCTTCTTGGCGAACTTGGGGTTGTTCGCCACCGCTTGCATGAACTTCTTCTGCTCTGGAGATTTACTTGGCATTTCGTTGCTCTTGCATGAAGGTGTCAATCTTGTTCTCTAGACGGTCAAGACGGTCAAGCACGCGATTAATGTCGGCGTGAACTTCGCCTTTAGTCACGTACTTTTCTGCGTTCTCTTCACGCGTCTTGCTGAGCAAAATTGACAAACGTTTTGTTTCGGCATTGACTCCATTAATCCAAACGAGGATCAGGGCCGAGGCCAAAGACAAACCGGTGTTCCAGAGCATCATTTCCATGTCAGCACTTCCACCTTGCGAGAGCAGCCGCCTTGCGGGTAGGCTTGCCCTTTTCATCTTTCATCGGACCCGGCATCCCAGACATACGAGCGC